TTACGTCGGTGCTTTTCTTTTACTCTACATAATCACTTACTCAACATAAGCCTGATTATGTGGAGCTCCACATAATGCGTTCGCAGATATCAAAGAAACGGAGGAACCTGAATGAAGAAATTCTGGAACTGGGTGCGGGACGAAGATTCCGGCGCCCGAACACTTTACCTTGACGGCGTGATAGCCGAAGACTCATGGTTTGATGACGATGTCACCCCAAAGGCATTTAAAGCGGAACTTGCCGCCGGAGAGGGTGACATTGTTATTTGGCTCAATTCACCTGGCGGCGACTGCATTGCGGCAAGCCAGATATATGCCATGCTCATGGACTACAAAGGCAAGGTTACCGTAAAAATCGATGGTATTGCGGCATCAGCCGCTTCGGTGATCGCTATGGCGGGAACGACCGTGCTGATGGCTCCGACAGCACTCATGATGGTGCATAATCCTTTTACGGTAGCCATCGGAGACAGCGATGAAATGCAAAAAGCCATCGCCATGCTCTCGGAAGTTAAGGAAAGCATCATCAACGCCTATGAAATAAAAACAGGCCAGTCAAGAGCAAAGCTTTCCCATCTGATGGATGCAGAAACCTGGCTGAATGCCAAAAAAGCCATTGAACTCGGATTTGCCGACAGGATTTTGGAAGACGATAAAAAACGACAGCAGACCGGTGATGTCACCTATGCTTTCAGCCGCAGGGCGGTGACAAACTCGCTGCTGGACAAAGTCAAACCCAAACTCCCAAAACAGAAAACAGGCACACCGATCGAGTCGCTGGAGAAGCGGCTCTCTTTGATTCAACACTAAATTTTAGGAGGAAAATGATATGAGTAAAATTCTTGAACTGCGTGAAAAACGCGCAAAGGCATGGGAAACAGCAAAGGCGTTTCTGGATGCCAAACGTGGATCGGACGGCTTGGTTTCCGCAGAGGACACGGCAGTCTATGACAAAATGGAAGCCGATGTTGTAGCGCTAGGCAATGAAATAGACAGGCTTGAAAAGCAGGAAGCGCTTGACCGCGAACTTTCCAAACCCCTAAACATGCCGCTCACCGGAAAACCTTCTGTACCGGGCATGGAAACCCAAAAAGGCAGAGCATCCGAAGAGTACAGGAAGGCATTCTGGAATGCCATGCGTACCCGTGCCGGAGAAGGTCTCGACCCTGTCATCAGAAATGCGCTGCAGATCGGCACCGACACCGAGGGCGGATATCTTGTACCAGATGAATTTGAGCGCACCCTTGTGGAAGCTCTCGATGATGAGAATATCTTTCGTAGGCTAGCCAACGTGATTACCACCTCTTCCGGGGACCGGAAAATCCCGGTCGTGGCATCCAAGGGCACAGCATCCTGGATTGATGAGGAAGGCGCTATTCCCGAAAGCGACGACAGTTTTGGGCAGGTTTCCATCGGAGCATATAAACTGGGAACGATGATCAAGGTTTCCGAAGAGCTGCTGAACGACAGCGTATTCAACCTCGAAACCTACATCTCAAAAGAGTTCGCAAGGCGTATCGGTAACAAGGAAGAGGAAGCATTTTTCACAGGCGACGGCTCCGGCAAACCGACCGGTATCCTCGCTGCTACCGGCGGAGCGCAGATCGGCGTAACCACGGCGGGCGCTACCGCTATCAACATCGACGAGGTGCTTGATCTCTTCTACTCACTCAAAGCGCCTTATAGAAACAAAGCTGTCTTCGTAATGAATGACTCCACCGTAAAAGCGATCCGCAAGCTGAAGGACGGCAACGGTCAGTACCTCTGGCAGCCTTCATTGCAGGCGGGAACACCGGACACTATTTTGAATCGCCCTCTGTATACATCGGCGTATGTACCCGCCATTGCCGCAGCCGCTAAGACCATCGTTTTCGGTGACTTCGGTTATTACTGGGTAGCCGACCGCCAGGGACGCGTGTTCAAGAGACTCAACGAGTTATACGCCGCCACCGGGCAGGTAGGCTTTGTCGCTACCCAGCGTGTCGACGGCAAGCTCATTCTGCCCGAAGCCGTCAAGGTTCTTCAGCAGAAAGCGTAACGGAGGTGCGATATGAGTTATAACGCAAAGAACTATACCGAGCAAGGCGGCGAAAAAACGGTAATTGGCGGTACGCTGGAAATTAAGGAGGAAGCCTCAGTGACGGGGCTTCCTTCTGCAATAAATCAAGCTGCAAGTACGGCCACTACTGTCGCTGGAGTCAAGGATGATTTCAACAATCTATTGAAAAAACTTAAAGATGCAGGGGTAATGATCCCGGATACATGGAACGTTTCGGTCGCAAAAATTCCTACGCCAACCGGTGAAGATTTAATTAGTAACCAGGGTAAGGTTACCGCGATCACCATTGAAAACGGCGTAATTACCGTTACCGTCCCTGTATCGGAGCTAATCGCTTTTCCAAGTTCTAATCCTGATCAGGGTACGCACAAGTGGATTGGTATGGCCATTACCACAGGACTAGCAGATATTACGGTCATCAAGTATAACGACTATCAACTTACAGCAGAGGATGTTACCGAAGCGACTGCTGCTGGCTGCTCTGCCGGGGATATTGTCATGTGGCTTAAGTGCGATGAGATCGTGACGACTCCAAAGATATTCACGCTTTGGACTTCTGGTTACCCCGAAGCTATCTTTACCGTTGTGATCGTCGAACCAGAAGTTGAATAAGGAAAGGACGGTGGCGGTATGACACTGCTTGAAAAAGTGAAGGCAAATCTTATCCTTGAACATACAGCAGACGATGAGCTTCTGCAGATGTATATTACCGCTGCTGTCAGGTACGCCGAGAGCTATCAGCACCTGCTTGAAAATTTCTACGCTGATAATCAAATGCCGCCTACAACAGAGCAAGCCGTCATTATGCTGTCGTCCCATTTCTATGAATCAAGGGACGGCAGTACGGGCGGCTTTTTTGCGGACAACGTGCAAGCCGGGCAACAGGTATGGCATACGGTCAATCTGCTCCTCAGGTTGGACCGGGATTGGAAGGTGTGACCATGAGTTATGGAAAGATGAATACCTCAATCGACCTTATTGAGAAAGTGACCGTCAAAGATCCAGAGGGCTTTCGAACGGAAGTAGACAATATTGTGGCTTCGGTCAGGGCGTATCGAGAAGGTCGGCACGGCAATGAGAAATGGGCTAATCGGGCCTCGTTCTCTGAAGCCACCGACCTTTTCCGTTTTCGCCGAATTCCTGACGTAAGCATCACAACCGCAATGGCCGTCGTGAACAAAGAAGGGCGTTTTGAAATCACCTCGGTCGAGGATGTCAAAGGACGCGGGATGTACATCGAGGTCCTTGCCAAGGAGATGATATCCAGTGGCTAAGGCAGCGTTTAAAATGCCGGATGAATTTCTCTTAAAGCTGTCCAGACTTGGCGAGAAAACTGATGAAATTATTCCTCTTGTTCTAAAAGCAGGTGGCGAAGTTGTGGAAGAAAAGGTGAAAAGCAACCTGCAAAGTGTCATCGGCAAAGGTACGCAGGAAGAAAGCCGATCCACTGGAGAGCTTGTCTCCGCGCTTGGGGTATCTTCAGCAAGACAGGATAAGGACGGTAATTTCAATGTTAAAGTCGGTTTTTCTGAGCCGCGCGGTGACGGGAAAAGCAATGCTATGATTGCGGGCGTTTTGGAATATGGGAAGCATGGCCAACCGCCAAAGCCTTTTCTGAAGCCTGCAAAATCAGCAAGCAAAAAGGCATGTGTTGATGCGATGGTCACGACGTTTGAAAAGGAGGTAGAAAAAATATGAGCCTCTTAAGCGAGTTGACTGCGATTGTATCTCCTCTGATTCCCGTGGAAACGGGTGTGTTTTCAGAGACTGCACCAGACCGTTATGCTGTGATCACGCCGATGGTAGATACGTTTGAACTTTACACCGACGATAAACCACGGCACGAAATACAAGAGGCACGGTTATCACTCTTTGATAAGGGAAATTACACAGCGATGAAAAACCAAATAGTCCGCAATCTAATAGACGCGGATTTTACAATAACGGACCGCCGGTATATCGGACATGAGGATGATACCGGCTATCACCATTACGCCATCGATGTGGCGAAAAATTACGAATTGGAGGAATAACCAATGGCAACAATCGGACTAGATAAACTCTACTATGCCAAAATCACTGAAGATTCCAGTGGGAATGAAACCTATGGCACTCCCTTGCAGCTTGCGAAAGCAATGAAAGCGGACCTGTCCGTAGAACTTGCTGAAGCAACACTATATGCCGACGATGGTCCAGCTGAAATCGTGAAGGAATTCAAAAGCGGGACGCTCTCCCTTGGAATTGACGATATCGGTGTGACTGCAGCTGAAGACCTGACCGGCGCAAAGCTTGATGATAACCACGTCGTGATTTCGGGCAGCGAGGATGGCGGCATGCCCGTAGCAGTTGGATTCAGAGCGAAAAAGGCAAACGGTAAATACCGCTATTTCTGGCTTTACCGTATGGTATTTGGCATCCCGGCAACCAATCTCGCCACGAAGGGCGACAGCATCACGTTCTCCACTCCAACCATTGAGGGCACTGTAGTGCGAAGAAATAAGCTAGATGGCAACGGCAAGCACCCTTGGAAATCCGAAGTTAATGAGGACGATGCAAGTGTTCCGGCTTCTGTGATCACCGGTTGGTACACGCAGGTCTATGAACCCGTATTCACGGTGACCCCGTAATGGAGGGCGATCAGATGGATAACGAAAGAAGCGCAATCATAGAAATCGGTGGTAAGGAATACAAAATGCTCCTGACCACTAAGGCCACAAAGGAGATCGCCAAGAGATATGGCGGTCTTTCTAATTTGGGCGAAAAACTCATGAAAACTGAGAACTTTGAAATGGCTCTGGACGAGGTGGTGTGGCTTATCACCCTACTCGCCAACCAATCGGTGCTGGTCCATAATCTTCAGAATCCGTCGAAGAAGAGAGATCTTCTTACGGAGGATACGGTCGAACTCTTGACCTCACCTTATGAACTGGCAGATTACAAAAATGCCATTATGGATGCCATGTATAAAGGCACAAAGCGAAACGTGGAGAGCGAGGAAGAATCCTCAAAAAACGCACAGGTCGGGTAAGCGACGAAGAGTTGTTTGCCCGACTGATTTTTTATGGTGTATCTCTTCTCCATCGGTCCGAGCAGGAGACCTGGCTGATGCCGATTGGGCATTTGCTCGATCAGTGGGAGGTTTACAAACAGTTTAACGGACTAGCGAGGGCAAAACGCGAGTACTTTATTGACGAAATCATTCCAGATGGAATCTAAGGAGGTGGTGAGAATATGGCGGATAACTTCGGCCTAAAAATCGGTGTGGAGGGCGAAAAAGAATTTAAACGAGCCCTTGCTGATATCAATCAGTCGTTTAAGGTTCTCGGCTCAGAAATGAAATTAGTCGAGTCTGAATTCGGCAAAAATGAAAACAGCGTCCAGTCCCTCACCGCCAAAAACGAGGTGCTCACCAAGCAGATCGATGCGCAGAAAGACAAAATCGAAACGCTCCGTAAAGCGCTTCAGAACGCCTCCGATTCTTTCGGCGAGAATGACCGCCGTACCCAGAACTGGGCGGTTCAACTTAACAACGCCCAAGCCGAACTCAACGGCATGGAACGTGAGCTGGCACAGTCCGCCGATGAAGCGGATAAGCTCGGCGATGAACTGAAGAAATCCGGGAATGAGGCTGAAAATTCCGGCGGCAAATTTGATAAGCTGGGCGGTATCTTGAAGGGCGTCGGCGCAGCGATGGGCACAGTTGCGGTTGCTGCAGGTGCTGCAGCCTTCAAGCTGGGCAAAGAGGTCGTGCAGCAGTTCGGAGAACTGGAACAGAACCTGGGCGGCTCGGAAGCGGTGTTTGGAGAATATGCCGCATCCATTCAGAAAACCGGCGAGGATGCCTATAAGAATCTGGGCGTATCGCAAAGCGAATACCTGGCGACCGCCAATAAAATGGGCGCACTTTTCCAAGGCTCCGGCATTGAACAGCAAAAGAGCCTTGAACTGACCGAAAAGGCCATGCAGCGAGCGGCGGACATGGCCTCGGTTATGGGCATCGATATGTCCATGGCTATGGAGTCCGTCGCCGGTGCGGCCAAGGGCAACTTCACGATGATGGATAACCTCGGTGTCTCCATGAACGCTACCAACATCCAAGCTTATGCCCTTGCCAAGGGTCTGGACTTCACTTGGAACTCGGCTACGCAAGCGGAAAAAGCTGAAGTCGCCATGCAGATGTTCTTTGAGAATACTGAGCAGTACGCAGGTAACTTTGCCCGCGAGTCCACCCAGACCATATCCGGTTCCATCGGGCTGCTGCAGGCCGCACTTGGCTCCTTTACAGCAGGTCTTGGAAATACCAACGCCGACATGACGAACCTGACACAGAATTTAGTGGACGCTTTTCAAGCTGTTGTAACAAACATCGTACCGGTCATTGAAAATATTGTATCTGCCCTTCCCATGGCAATGCATGCGATTCTTTCAGCAATCGGTGAACTGCTTCCTACCTTGCTGGATACAGTCACAGAGCTGTTCACCCAGGTGCTGGAGACGGTTTTAAGTCTGTTGCCTGAGCTGATACCTGCCGCTGTTGATGCGATTATGACCATTGTTGCGGCTCTTATAGACAACCTTCCTCTGCTCATTGAGGCTGCTGTGCAGCTCATAACCGCACTTGTAGAAGGCATCGGGATAGCCTTGCCAGAGTTAATCCCTGCTGCGGTTGGAGCTGTCATCACAATCGTCACAGGGCTGATAGATAACCTGGACAAAGTTCTGGAAGCAGCCTTTGCAATCATTATTGGTCTGGCAGAAGGTCTCCTAAACGCCTTACCCCAACTGATAGAAGCACTGCCGCAGATTATAATGACGATTATTAATTTCATCACCAACAACCTGCCTGCCATTATTGCGATGGGCATTGAACTCACCGTCCAGCTTGCATTTGGTTTGATCCAGGCAATCCCACAATTAGTTGCCAGACTACCGGAGATTATAGCGGCGATCGTGACGGGCCTGGGGAAAGCAGTCAGTTCGGTTTTTGAAATTGGAAAGAACATCGTTTCTGGCCTTTGGGACGGCATTAAATCCATGGGCAGTTGGATTAGCGAAAAAGTCAGCGGCTTCTTTTCCGGCATCGTGGATGGCGCCAAAAATCTGCTGGGCATACACTCGCCATCGACAGTATTCGCGGGTATCGGAACGAACATGGGCATGGGAATCGGAGTGGGATTTACCGATGCTATGAAGTTGGTTGAAGAAGACATGAAAAAAGCTATTCCAACAGAGTTTGACGGATTGAATATAGATGTGGACGCGGTCAGCAGGTCAATGCCGAACTCAAATGGAACGGGAGCTGAAAAGCAGACTGGGAATGCGGTAAACAATTATGAAATTGTAATTAATAATCCAAAGCCGGAGCTGGCTTCAGACAGTGTAAGAACTACCTTGCTGAAGCACTCCTACGGTTTGGTGTAGGAGGTGCATATAATTGGCTGAGAATTGGACGTTTAACGGGTTCCCTCTCACCTCAAGGGGAAAACGGGCTGTTGAAGATGTTATCGAGGGTGTTGGAATTCCTAAATACAGAGGAACTGACCTGCAGGTGCCGTTTCAGCACGGCAAGAGGTGGATTAAGAAAAGATTTGACAGTAGAAAAGTTGTCCTCTCCATGTGGATAAAAGGATCGAGTAGAGCCGACCTGGATGATAATATTGATGCATTCTTGAAGGCTATTGGCAATCCGGGGCTTCATTCACTTGTTCGTACAATGAGGAACGGAGAAACCAGGCAGGCGCAAGCCGAGCTTTGTACAGAGATAAATTTCGTCAGGAAAAATCCCGGCTATGCCAAATTCGCTCTGGAATTTGAATTAGCCGATCCTTTCTTTTATGGAATCGTAAAAAGCGCTGAGACCAAGATGGTTACTTCCTCTCCCTTTGCATGGACGCATGCCAACGAAGGCTCTGCGCCAATAACAGCAATGGTTATTACCTTGGAAGGACCGCTTAGTAATCCGATTATAAGGAATCAGAACAACGGGGTTTGGATTCAGTTCCTTGGAACAATAGCAAGCGGGGAATCTGTGGTTTTGGAAACAAAATATTACACCTGCCTGAAAGGAAATTCGAATATGATCTCCATTGTCAAGCATGGTGGCGATGCCTACTGGATGATCCTCGAAGCGGGAAACAACAGCATGGAATTAGAAACAGATACGATAGGTGGCAGGGTTGTATTTGAGTATTATCCTGCCTTTTATTAGGAGGTGAATTAGATGCCATATCCAACATTGCCCGGACGGAGGTTCGAATATGACATAGGCGGTGGTTCTGTCTACTATGGAAATGATATTAATGACATTACGACGATACTGTCACCGGAATTGATTAGTAGGTTGAACAGTGAAAACAACTCGGCCACTGTTCTATTTGCTGAGATGGGCAATGCTGGCATCGTTAGAACCGTCTGGGTCTTCTTGCCCGAGAAATACGTAGTATCTGGGCTAGGCATGGTCCACAAATTATATAGGGATGGTGCTTACACCGGTTCAGTAACGGTGGCAGGCAGCCCAGATAGCACAAACGGGCTTGATGGTACATGGATAGATGCTGTTTTGCCTAATGGTGCAATACCGCCCTATATGATGGATGACGACGTATGGCGAGATAGCATACAGCCATGTACGTTTTCTGAAGCTATACGAGTGCTACGAATCAGATACTATGCATCCGGCGGCTCTGGTGATTTATCACGTATTTATCTGTATGCACTGCATATCTACGGTGTGAAAGCAGCAGGAGAATTGCCAGATGATATTCTCTTCTTGGATGATGATACATCTGGAGACCCGGAATTTATCCGAGACATGGACTGGGGAGACCGGCAGGAAGGCACCACAATCATGAAGCGGATTAAACTGTTCAATAGCAGCTCGACAAAGATTGCCCACAATTTGTCACTTTCTCTAATTGATACGGATTTGCTGTTCAGTATGGATGAAGGGATAACGTGGGTTACCGGAGCATCGATTACCTCGTTGGCTCCGCAGGGAACCAGTGCAAGTATTATTGTCAAAAATACGATACCGCCGCCGACACAGATGCTTGGTCCAAGAGCGCCAAGATTTGAAGTGTCGATTGGCAGTTGGTCATAGGAGGTGGATTAGATGGCTTACCCGACTGTCCCCGGAAGAAAATTTGCTTATGACGTTGGAGGAGGCTCTGTATATAGGGGAACTTCAATCGTTGACATGGCATCAGCATTGAGTACGGATGAGATGTCTAAGTTAAATGGCTTAAGCAATAGCACATATGCAGTTCTACAATCGTATTCAAGCAACTATGGAATTAAGCTTGTGTTGTGGGTGTTTTTACCGCACAAATACAATGTTTCCGGCTTGGGAATGCTCCATGCTCAGTCATATGCCGGTCAGATGCCACCGACAAGGAACTTGCAATCCATTACTGTTCATGGAAGTGCAGATACAACGAATGGTTTAGATGGTACGTGGATAGCAGCGAATCTGCCAAACGGCAGCATTCCTACACTATTAACGGGGGATGATGATTGGAGAGACCAGATACAGCCTTGTACGTTCTCTGAATCCATAAGATGCTTGCGGGTTGAATATGCCACAACCGGTTCTTATATGGGCGCAGTAGTATATGCCTTGCATATCTACGGCATGAAAGCAACTGGTGAGGTAGTGAACGATATCTTGTTTATGGATGATGATGCGAGTGGAGACCCTGAGTTTATCCGAGACCTTGATTTCGGAGACAGGCCGGAAGGAACCACGACAACGCATAGGATTAAGCTCTACAACAGCAGCTCAACAAAGACAGCGAATAATATAACGCTGTCCTTGATTGACCAGGATCTTTTATTCAGCACGGACGAGGGTGCTACGTGGGTGACAGGTGCTACGATTACTTCGCTTGCTCCGGAAACTGCAAGCACAAGCATCATCATTAAAAACACGATCCCGCCGCCAACGCAGATGCTCGGACCGAGGTCTCCGAGAATTGAGGCACTGATAGGGAGCTGGTCATAGTATGGAGGTGAGATAATGCCAGATAGAATAAGGTTGATCGCACCTCAAGACCAAGCGATAACCAGCAGCTTGTCCTTGACCGCAAAATGGATACGCACCTATGAAGAGTTGGTGAAAGCCGACTTCGATGAAGATGGTGTGTTCACTCATGTTGTGACGAGAGAAGTTGAAATAGGCCATGTACCGACCTTCATAGGTTTGCAGTTGGATGAAGATCCAAGCACTACACCGAAAGGATACACAAATGGCTCCGATGTGGTTCCGCTCATGACGGCGGCTACGACTGAAGGAGTGACGGTAAGTGACAGTGGAAACCTTGGCTCCGGCTATGAAGGTTGGAGAGCTTTTGACAATGACCCGAACAGCAGATGGGCTATTGGCTCTACATCTGGAATACTGACCGCTGCCCTTCCTTCAGCAAAGAAGATCTCAGGATACACGATACGAGCAAGAAATGATACGTACTTGATTGACAGCCCCAAAGACTGGACGTTCGAGGGCAGTAATGATGGTGTGAACTGGACAGTTTTGGATACACAGACTGGTCAGATTTCGTGGGCAATGAATGAACTGAAAACATTCACCGTGGCTTATGCCAAGATCGCCTTGTACAGTTACTATCGACTGAATGTGACCTCTAACCAGAGCGGAACGGACGTATCGTTTTCAGAAATGGAACTGCTTGAGGGCATCGGCTACGATTTTGATTTCTACACAACAGGAAACAGAGTCATTGGCCCTTTTGCACTCAGCGGCATGGCCTATGGTGACGAGACAATTACGTGGGAACTTGGGGATATGCCCACCGGAACGAGTATTGCGATTAGCTGTGCTTTGACCAGTGACTTGAATCCTCCAGGTTCGTACACACAAGCAACGAACGGCGCCCAATGCCCGGTTATTGCCCAGAATGATGACATGACCGGAAAATACATTTGGTTCAAGCAAACGCTAAACACCTCAGATATTACGAAAACGCCCTCACTGATGAAAATGGAAATGCAGCTCGTCCTTGATGCGGTTGCGAACATGACAATAGAAATAGACCGAACCGCTCAATTTACTGGGTTACAGCATAGAACGACCACCGTCTCAGCTTTGCCTTGTGGTGAACCGACAACATTTTACCCGCAGGACGTGTATGACGGGTTCCTTTGCTGGAGAGCAAGGGCCGTCAATGCTGCGCTGGGGATTGATACTGGCTGGAGCCAGATTAACACGTTCAACTTAACAGGTGGTCCATTCCCGTTGCCCAGATACCTATCGCTGCTTGAGAACATTGCCTTCGGGAAGCCAGTTGCGGCGAGAACCCTTGACTTGAAAGAAAACAGGGCTTTTGGAAAACCCAGAGACAAGCGCGCTCTGTACAATGTGTTCAATCGTGCATTTGGAAAGCTTAGGGCAACGAGAGCCTTGTATAATCCGTTGAATGTTACGGATGATCCACCCTTCCCCTGGATTCAGTCGATTTCTGTTACCAGAGGTGAACCCGGATCGATATTGACCTTGTACGGAAATGGCTTTGGATACACGCATACGTCAGTAGACCTCAGCAATGTAAACAGGTACTTAAGAAGCTACGGTGGATTTGTCTATATTGGCACCAAGCTTTGCAGCGTACTTGAGTGGACTTGGGAAAAGATTGTGTTCCAGCTCCCGATGGATGCTGAGACCGGAAGCATAAAGGTACAGCTAGCTAACTGCCCCGACCGTACAGAACAGCAACCTTGTAGGCTTTGAAGTTTATGAAGGGCTCCCGGCAGATGACATCGGCGTTGAGCTGTTTGTTTGCGACAGGACTAACCCGAACATTATAGTAAGACAGCTTGGCGGCGCGTTCAACAAGTCATTCCAGATGCTGCAGAACAAACCCGGAAGTGGAAGTTTCAGCATCAGCCGATATGATGAAACCGGTGGCGACAGGACGTACATTACGGATGATAATTTGATTCTTGTTAAACTTGACGGCAACCCATTATTCAAGTGGGTTATAGAATCCAGGAAACCAAACTATGTTGACAGCGATGAAAAACAGATAATTGAAGTAAGTGGTCGAGGTGTTCTGAATATCCTTAGCAGGGCTGTTGTGTATCCGGAAAACATGGGCACGCCTGCTTTAGACAGACCTTTCACAGGAACCGCAAGCAAAGTCTTGAGGACGCTGCTCCTTGAAGCACAGAATCGCGGAGGTCTTGTTGGGGTAACGATAGACTGGCAAGATGACATGGACAGCCTGGGCAACCTGTTTACAGAGAATGTGAATTTAACATTCCACGTCGGCACACCGCTCAGCGAGGTCGTGTCGAAATTTACCGATGGGCTTGGATACTTCGATATAGAAATGACTCCGAACCTTGTGCTAAAAATTTACAAGTCAAGAGGTATGGACCTGTATGACAAAGTAGTCTACAGACCCGGGCAGGCGATCCTTAGTCACCAAAACCAAAGCGATGCAACGCACTTAGTCAATGAAGTATTGGTTGAGGGCGGTGACAAGTTGCTAGCGATAGCATCAAACTCTGTTAGCCAAACTGTGTATGGACGAAGAGAAGGTTATCTGTCTGCAAGCAATATCCAGTCCGGGCTTAGCGAGTATGGACAAGCATATCTTAGCCGAGCCGCTTTCCCGACCTGGGGAATACAAGGAACGGTAACGAAGTTCTACGATGATGAGGGCAACAGGCTAAAACCCTTCGAGTCTTACTTAATCGGTGACTGGATTGGCTGGAAGATTGCACCTGAAGGAACAGACGATGCCGGATTTGACGGTAAGGTGCGAGTTCGAGGAATCACAGTAAGTGAGGACGATGGGAACAGTGCCCTTGAGTACACGCTGGAACTGCATAACATGATGCTGGAGCATGAGATTAAGCTTAACCAAAAGGTTGAACGGATGTCACAGTTCAGTGGCTCTGACGTGCTTGCAGTGCCCCCGTCAAGCAGTGGCACGTACTCTGAATCCGAGATAAATACCATCCTTGCAACGAAGGCAAACACGAACCACCTGCATACCAATGTTTACTCAGAGATCGACCACGTCCATCATTTTTTAGACTTGACGGATACGCCTGACAGCTATTTAGGACAAGGAAATAAAGTGGTGGCTGTTAAAGCCGATGGCAGCGGTCTTGAATTTGTGCCTGGCGGCGGTGGAAGCTCTATTGGCGGCTGCATGGCTTGGGTGACGTTTAATGGAATCACGAATGCAAACGCCACCGGAACCTATGCACAAAGCGGAACAGCCGTAACGGTAACCTTAACAGGACACGGCTACAAAATTGGTCACATGATCTACTCTGATATAACTTCCGGGACAGGAGTGGATGGCGCATATAAAATTACTGAGGTAACAGCTGACACCTTTAAATACACAGCGGGAACCTCTTTGACAAC